TCAATTCCGTTCTGCCGCCCCCTCAGCGATCCTTTTCCGGAGATTAATCTCGTACTCCTGTCGGCTGATCCATTTTGAATGCTCTGTCGAGATCAAGGACTCTACGCGTTCGACCAAAGCCTTCTTCGCCTCGACATCGTCAAGACCATCGTACGAACCTGATCGACCAAGGTAGGAATATTTTTCATGCCGCAGCGCTTCGCAGGTGGACCGATAGGTGATCCAGTTGTGCTGCCACTGATAGAGTTGCTGGATACCCTCCAACACTACAGCGCCGATGCCGAGGCCGGCGGTGATCCAGCCGTTCCACAAAGCAGTCAGGGGAACGCCGGCGCTTAGCACGAACTCTGCGATCTTGACGCGTTTATACATTCGCTGAGCACCGCCAGACTTAGAATCGTACCAGCGGATTTGCTGCTCAAGCCGAGGATAGCCGGAATCTGGTTCAGCGTCTGTTTCACCGGGTGTCATCACGAGCCGATCAACTGTGCCAACAAGCGGTAATCCCAAGAGTACCAGGGCAGTTTCAGTCGCCTCGCAATCTCTGGAAGGCGGAGCGTATTAGGTCCGTCCTTGAACCCCATAAAAATGAGATCGTTTCCTTTGTCCAAGCTCTCCTCCAACTCCCAATCAACCCACTGACTCGTATGCGTCAATGCGCTCACCATACAAAGGGTAACACTAGTACGGTTTATCTTCTCTCGAATCTTGGTGCGAATATAGGCGGCGTTCTGGCTGTTGATCGCAGTCCTGACCGACTCATCGTAGAACTCAATGTCGAAATCAGGATTCGCGGCCAGCAGTCTTAAGCCATTGACCTTTTGTCGGTCTTCAGCCCTGAAACTTATGAATACGCGCTTCATCTAGAGCATCCTCATTTAGATTGATGCCCCGATCCTAGCGGGAAAGGCGAAAGCGAAAAACCTTGCCTCACGCGCTTCCACACCTTGACGCTCTGGCCTGCCACACTTTTTATCCACTAGGCCCTGCGGTTTTCAGGCGCCGATACTATATTTAGCGACAAAAGAGCCGAACAACCGGCCAAACCCCTGACCGCCGACTTCCACGGGAAACGGCTCGCCGGCAATGATCGGTATTTGGGAGAACCAACCTTGTCACCAAATTTTTCCGGCGCGGCGCGGACGCCCGCCGAGCATCGAGCAGTTGTCGACGCCTGGCGCCGCAATGCGTCCGCTAACGACAGCGAAATCCTCCCGCGGCCTGCCGCCAAAACAGCCAAGCCCCGTCATTCTGAGTTGTCGCGTCGGTTGCGGAGCCTGCTGACCTGGCGCGCAGCCACGACCGAGACTGATTGGACCGCGATGGCGGATAACGACAACAAGGTCGATGACGGCGAGGATCCGATTCCGCTGCTTCTAGATTCGCACCATGAAATCCGCCCACGGCTCGCCGAGATATTCGCCGCGCTCGAGGGCGTTGAGTTGGTCCATAGATGTCACGCAAAACTCGGCGGCGGCGGCGAATGCAATACAATCGCCGTGGGAGACGCCGTCCGGTATGGCGAGGCCGAGACGCTACGAAAGCTGAAAGGCAAGCCACCTCGCAAACCGCGGTGCGTCATCGAGATGGGTGGGTTGCGGTTTTCGAACGGCGCCAACGAAGAGCGCGTGCCTATGCGGACGGAGACCGGGATCCACTACGAGTGGGCGCCCATCCGGGTTGGCGGGCTGATCGACTGCAATGGACGCCAAGCGCGCGAGCGGTTTGGCAAGGCGAAGGGTGCGGCAGTGCCCGACGTTCAGCCGACGGTCGGCACCAGTCAGACTTCGTCTGCTGGCGCAGTGATGTTCGATGATCCTGTCATAGATCGCCAGGAGGCCGCGCTCATGAGATCCAGAGTCGGGACGGCCACTGCGGAAATCCTCGACCTCGCTCTTAGGGCCTCAAGCTTTCGAGAAATCGGACAGCGTCTAGGCTTCAGCGGCAAGAACGCGGAGCGCCGAGGTAAGGCGGCCGTCATCGCAGCATGCGAAGAACTCGAATCGGCACTAGCGGCGTAGTCCCCTTTTTGCACCTCATTCGGGAATCCAACGAAGGGTTCTCCTAAACCCACACCTCAGCCCGGCCCTCGCGCCGGGCTTCTTTTTCACACCCACCACCGACAATTTGGAACTTAAGAATGGTCACCACCAAAAAGGCCGTGGGCGCAATCGTGCGCCATCTCGGCTTCGATCCTCCGCGCACATCTGCTGTTGCGCGCCGCCTCACCGAGGCTGGCGTCCTGCCATCCGGCGCGCCCAAAACACCACCGGTGCTCGACGTCGAGCACGTCCTTTCGCTTATCATCGGCAGCGCGCTCGACGTGCCATTGAGGGCCGTCGCCGACTGCGTGCGGCAGTATCTCACCATGCCGCCCGGCGGCGCAAATCTGGACGGAGCACCTGATTGCATACCGCGTACGGCGGGTGACGCGCTAGAAATCTGGTGCGACATCGCAATCCACGGCGCCGGCGATCTGCTGCGGCGCGACGTGATTACCGTCGTCGCCGCGTGGCCGGAAGTCGTTATTCGCGATGGCGACAAGGCTCGCCGCTTCGTGCCCGCTGGCGAGCTCGCGGCGCACTGGCGCGAACGCGGTCACCGCAAGGCCGTCGAAATTAGTGGCGCGGCCCTCGTCGACTGCGTGCGCGCCCTCTTCACGGAGAAGAAATAGTGCCAATTTTCAACAAGCCCAAGAAAACCGTAGGTACGGCCTCACCGCTCACGCACGGCGGTTTCCAGCCCGCTGCCGATGCCGCGAAGTTCGTGCCGTCGCTGGCCGAAGCCGATCCCGAAACTTTCGGCGCGCTCACGGCGAAGATCGAAGAATTGCATGCAAGCCTGGCCGAAGCCAACGCCGCCAAGCGTGAGGCGGAACGCATCCTCGCGGCCCATGAAGGCCCCTCCCTGCGCGCTGGTGTGGCCGAGCTTCTTGGCGACGACGCCGCTACTGGCCGCGCCGCGAAGGCTGCTGCGGTGCGCGATGCGCGCCAGCGCGTCGCCGATATCGAAGCGGCGCTCACGATTGCCGGCCATCGCCTGCGCGACGCCAAGCCGGCGGCCGTGCGCGCTGTTGTCGCGAAGGTTCGACCCGAATGGCAGAAGCGTATGAAGGCGCTCACATCGGCGCTCGAGGCCACCCGCACTGCGCACGTCGCGCTCCACGAGCTCAGGCAGGCGCTGGAAGCTGAGGACGTCGATCCCGCGCATTTCGGAGCCTGGCCTTATTTTCTGAGCGATGCGCGCGACAGCAAAATCGATGGGTTCTTGAAGGAGATTCAGCATGCTTGAGCGAGCTACGGAACGGCGCGGCAAGTTCAGCCGGCGCATTGTCATGCCGGGCGGTGAGGTTCGGTACGCTGACACCTCGCCGGAAGCTATCGCCCGCGCTTTGCGTGCCAAGTCAAAGCTGGGCGTGCGCGAGGCCAGGCTCGAAGAGGCGGAGGCGAAGGTTGGCAGGTAACGTCATTTCCGGGTATGCGGCCCGCTTCGGGGATGAGACCGTTATTGCCGGCGAATTTCGCGAGCGACTGGCACCCGGCGCATTTACCCGTACATTACGCGAGCGACCGGATGTCACCGCGCTACTCGATCACGACTCCGGACGTGTGCTCGGCCGCACAACGGCAGGAACGTTGACGCTCCGTGAAGACCGGATTGGCCTGTTCTTCTCACTCGACGTAGATCCCACGACTCCGGAGGGGCAGACGGCGCTGGGCACGGTTGGCAGGCAGGACGTGAAAGGATGCAGCTTCGGCTTTCGTGTTCAGTCCGAGGCTTGGACGGACGGTGGTGACAAGCTACCGTTGCGCACGCTCACAGACGTAGATCTTTTCGAGGTCACGCTAACCTACAACCCCGCCTATCCGACCACCAGCGCCAGCCTGGGTAGCGACAAAGCCGCCTCCGCGGCACGCCGGGTCCGCGAGAAGGCCGAGCGCGCCATGCGCCTGCGGGGCATCGCATAGTCGGTAGGGGGGGGGCTAGGTCGGTTTTCTCCCGGCACCGCCAAGGCGGAACGGCGCGGGTCCATCGTGTGGATGCGCGATGCCCCACCCGAAAAAATATTTGGAGCCAATATGGCAGCGAAAATCAGGCCTCCAGCCGGCCTGTCGAGGGCTGCGCGGGAATGGTGGCGGACGGTCTGTGAAGAATACGACCTCGACCCGCACCACCTGCACCTGCTGCGGCTGGCCTGCGAGGCCCTCGATCAGGCGACGGAGGCGCGCCACGAGTTGGACGAACACGGCAGCATCTTTAATGACCGGTTCGGCCAGCCAAAGGAATCCCCATGGGTGCAGATCGAACACCGCGCGCGGAATGATTTCCGGGTGCTGTGCCGAGAGCTCGGTCTCGATGCGGCGAGCGGCGAGGATCTGCGGATGCGGCGGGACATCACTTACGGAAAGCGCCGCTGATGCCGGTACGACGACGCACCGACAAACGCATTGCAGCCGGTGATGCCTGGGCCGAGATCTTTGAATACGGCTTCGACATGCTAAATCGCGCCCACGCGGCCGGCATTAAGCTCAACGATTGGCTCGAGCCGGAACACGACGAAGCGCGCGCGGCATGGCACCGCTACGGCGCTTTGTTCCTGGCCGATTATCCGGGCCGTGAGGCACCGTGGGCGCTGACGACGCTCGGCAAGCCAGGAGGCGAGGATGCCAGTTAGGCGGAAGGTTGATCGCCGCAAAGCCGAAGCCTTACCAGCGTGGTCGATGACCTTCCTCGCCGGGCACGACTATTTCGACGAGCTTTCCACCATCGGTGTCGCTACCGACGAATACGGGCGACCCAATCGCCAGGAAGCCGAGGCGGCCTGGCATCGGCTAGGTGCTTTGTTCCTAGCCGAACATGCTGCGGAGCAGGCTAGGGAGCGGCACCCGATTGAAAGTGAGCCGTGGGCGCTGGAGGCGTTTGGGGTCCCGGGCGGGAGGCCAGCAAGGCAGTCTGTTGGCAGATATTAATTCCCGCATGTTGAGTGCTAATCAAAGTAGTCAGGATCCATGATCATCAAGGACGCCTTCGGAATGCTGACTCTAATACGCCTGTCTCGCTGCCAGATCTTTGGTTGTGCATAACGCCAAAACAGCTCTGCCTCGACACGGTTTTCGCGGTCGATAGCGTTGTAACCTTCCGGCTTGAGAAGCAGCAAGTCCTTCTGCTGACCACTTTCTACGACAATCGTTTGAGCACCGCCAACGGCGGCGGTGACTATGTTCTGGATCGAGTGGTCAATGGCGATGCGCAGGTTGCCTGGCGCACCATTCCTCCAACTAATGAGAATTGGACGATCACTCGGATTCCAGACTCTGAGGTGGGTCGTCTTTACCCAGCCATCTTCGTCGGCATGTGTTGTGACAACGGCAACCGGGCTCATTTTGTAGAAGCGATCCCAAAGTACGAAAAGGCCGGTCATTATACCGACCACCGCGCCCAAGCCTTTGATCGCTTCCCATAATTCGCTCATTCGCGAGCTATGGGCGCGTGACAAAGCTTGCGCAAGCTTGTGTGTGGCTAGGGATAGCCCGCGCCAACAGCAACCCAAGGAATACACATGACCAACATTCACCGCGCCTTAGCGCGAACGTACGCGCTCGCGTCCGGCTTAGTCCCACCGCGGACACGACTCCGCGAGGTGCGCAATGGCTGATGACCTTCAGCGGCTTATCGTTTCTCTGGAAGCGCAAACGAAGCAGTTCAATAACGCGCTGGCGAAAGCGAATGGCGAGGCAACACGTCGGGCACGCCAGATCGAATCGCGCTTTGCAAAGATGAACAGCGGGATTTCGGCGCAGTTCGGAAAGCTTGCCGCGCAAATGGCCGGTGCTTTTGCGGCCCAAGTCAGCCTACGCGGCGCGCAGGGCTTGATTGACGCTGCGACGCGTATCGACAACGCCCTGAAGGTTGCGGGCTTGTCTGGCGAGGAACTGGAGCGGGTCTATGAACGCCTTTATGACAGCGCTAAGAAAAGCGCTGCTCCGCTGGAGGCACTGGTCGAACTTTACGGCCGGGCTTCGCTCGTTCAGAAAGAGCTGGGAGTTACCACGGCGGATCTCCTGAACTTCACCGACAAGGTTGCGGTCGCGCTCCGCGTTAGCGGCAAGTCGGCACAGGAGTCTTCCGGCGCACTTCTTCAATTGAGCCAGGCGCTCGGTAGTGGCGTCGTCCGCGCGGAGGAGTTCAATTCGATCCTTGAGGGCGCGCTGCCGATCGCGCAGGCCGCGGCGGCCGGGCTGAAGGAAGCCGGCGGATCGGTCGCGAAGCTGCGGCAGCTTGTTGTGGAGGGCAAGGTTTCCTCCGAGGCCTTTTTCCGTGCCTTCGAGGCGGGCTCGGTAATTCTAGAGCAGAAAGTCGCGGGTGCCGCGCTGACAAGCAGCGGCGCGCTGGAGAACCTTCACACCGAACTTGTAAACGCGGCCCGCAAATTTGACGATGTTGCCGATGTATCCGGCGCCACGGTGACGGCGCTGGACAAACTGGCTGGCATCGTGCGTGGCCTGTCGAACGTGTTTGAGGCGGCGGCAAACGGCCCGATCGGCACGTTCATCGGGCAGCTCGAGAAGATCGCCGCGTTAATCGCGCAGATTGAGCCCTTGTCGAAGGGTCTCGGCATCATCCTCAACGAGGACACGCTCAACGGCATCGCCGGCGCGCTTAATCCGGCGACCGGTCCAACGGACGTGCGGATCGCCGGTGGCAAGGATGGCCGCGTTGGCGTTGATCCGATACAGTCTCGGATCGACCAGGCATTCGGAACGGGAGGCGACGTCAAACCCGTCTGGCTGACCGACTTCAAACTGCCGTCTAGCAAGAAAAACGGCCGGTCAAAGATCGACAGCTACCAGCGCGAGCTTGAGCAGATCAAGGAGCGCACGGCTTCTTTGCAGGCGGAGACCGCTGCGCAGAAGGGTCTGTGCGGCACTATTTTCTTTTTGGAGGACTTCGTGTGACTGCATTCATTGTTGCACCCCACGTCGATCGCGTCGAAATCCTGAGCGACGGCGCTCAATACACTCCGGACGGCGTTTTCCTCGGCTCAGCCGAGAAAGTGATTACTTCCGACGTAATCCCACTGGCGGTCGTTGGCAGCGGTGCAGTGGCCGAGATTACCGCGCTCGCCGCCGTGATCATGCGAGCCGCGGAAGCCACCGGCTCGGTCGACGACACGCTGGAAATCCTGGCCGGGTCGCTCGCTGACACGGGTAAAGAGGCGACGCTAGACACCGGCCTGCGCATGGCGATCGGCGCGATTTCAGAAACCCGCGGGCCGGTCTGCTTTATGTTCTCAACGTTCGCCGACCCGGCGGGCACCACAAGGCCGTTCGAGCTTCAGAGAATGACGCGCTGTTTCGCACAGGGCGCCGCGCCCACCGGCATTGATCTTGTGGCCTACGGGCCGCTCAGCATCGACGAGGGCCTGGAGAAGGACGCGGTTTTTCTCATGGAAAGCATGAGACGCCAGAAGATGGTCAATCCGGCGTCGCCTGACGGCGAGCCACGGCACAGCGTAGGCGGGCACGTCGACTTAACAGTCGTAAGGGCGGACGGTTACGAGCGGCGGCGACTTCATGAGTGGCCGGAAGACGTGGTGGGACAGAAGATTGAGCCGTTCGCGGGTCAGCGAGCCCGCGTAATGGAAGCGAAGGAAACTTTATGAAGTACCTTGGTGTTCTCCTGGCCGGCAGCGCCTCGCTGCTGGCGATGACGGCGCATGCGCGTGCGGATTTCATCATCACGCCGATCGCCTATTCGCTATTCGCAGGCGTGCTCGGCAACGTGTTCTCGTTTTCGGCGATCTACACGGGTCTGACAATTCTAGGCGCCGTCCCGGCCGATGGCGCCAGGCTCGTCACGGTATCGCGATGAGTGCTTTCATCTCGGTCGCGCTGGACGATCGCATCCTGTTGATGAGCGACACGGCCGTCATCGACGGAGAGGGTCGACTGTGCGCGCTCTCCGGCAAGACCGTCCGGTGGAATACGCCGCCGATGGCCGTAGCCGTCCGCGGGGTCATCGGAGATATGAGCGACTTCCTGAAGCGAAAGATCATACCCGCAGTTGGTAAGGCCATTACCTTCGATGATGCACTGGACCGCGTCCGCGCCGCCCTGAAATGGAGTTGGCCGCAGCGCAACGGCGGTATCATCATTCTGGCCGGCATTCGTGCCAACGGCAGGCCCGTGCAGTACGTCGTCACGACCGGCCAGACGAGTTTGGATGTAACCCCGTTGGCGCTGCACGAGATGGGCAATCTCGTCGTGTGCGGCGATCTTGATGAAGGCGGCCTCAAAGAGGCCGGGCTGGACCTCGCCTCACTCTCACGCGATCCGATCCGATACGGCCCCTCATTCTTTCAGGCCTTTCGCCGCCCAGCCCCATATTCTTGGTCGAAGGGCAAGCCGTTCGTTGGCGTCGGCGGTCAGTTACAACTGACCACGATCACGGCCGCCGGCTGCGAATGGCGCACAATCGCCTACTGGCCGGACTGGCTCGAGCAGCCGATCGATCCGAAGCGCAGGTTTGTGCCGGTTCTATAGCGCTTGACGTGGCAGGGTCACGGCGATCTCCCCAAAGAGCGATGCGCGAGCCGCCGGCCCGACTCGCCGCTCGCCTGGCCGCCGGTGGCGGAGGGGGCGTCGTCTGGCAAGTTCAATCAGCCGTACAGCACAAGTATCTCGTCGATCGTCACCGGCGACGGCACCCACGCCACCGGCTCAAACAGCTCGTCCGTGTCGAAGCGCCCCCAATAAGGATCGTCACCCTCCTCATCGACGTCGGGATAGGTGCGCCACCGGATAAGCGCCAGATCGCCATCAGCGTCCCGTGCCAAGATCGGCGTGTTGAGTGTGGGCGCCGATTCCATCTTGTAGACGATCGGCGCGGCGGCCCACGCTGCCTTGAGTTCTTCGTCGGTCATTCTCAGTCCCGCTCGACCAGAAGGTCAGCTTCGCGCGCCGCGGCCTCGAATGCCTGCCTCGCCGAATAGGCGGTGCCGGGATCGTTCGGCCGTTCCATGGCCCTGACGATCGCCTGCTTAGCTCGCAGGCTTCCAGCGCCCTCGGGCCAGCCATTCATCAGCAGCTCGGCCGCTCGTTCCAATGTGGTGACGTTGTATGCGGTGCTGTTGCCTATCAGGACACGGACAGGTCGTTCCCAACTGGTGCTCATGACGCGTACTCCAAACGAACCGTACTCAACGCGATTCGCACCGGGAGAGTTGCGGGAGCCGGCTACCGATTGTCTCCCGGCGCCCTTGAACGGCCAATCAGCGCATCGCCGTCGTCCCGGTGCTGGTAGCAGAACCAGTTCATCGGGTGGCTCTTGCCGCGCGTGAAACCATAGCTGCCCCATGCGGAACAGCCGGGATGCTCGCAGTAGTGCTCGTAGATGCCCACAGGCCGTGGCGCTGGGTCCGGGGTGCGGCTCGGCTCGTCGCTCATGCGGGGTTCAATGGCTCGATGCAGCCGGCCTCTTTCGTCCTGGCGTTGTTCACCATCCGGCTCACCCGGTGGAATTGCAGCAACCCGTCAAGGTTGCGCGCGAGAAGCGGCTTGAGGTCCGGCGGCGGCGTTGCCGGGTCGAGCCATGCGTCATAGGCCGCAGGGTCGAGGATAACCGGCTGGCGATCGTGTAGCTGCCGCATTGGATCCTCAGCCGGTATCGTGAGGATGGTGCAGCTCGTGACATCGAGCTTGTCGTTGTGCGCCCATAGCCCGGCGAAGGAAAACGGCCGATGCTCGGGCAGGAATATGTGCCAGGGGTCTTTGCCGCCGTCGTCGGGGTTCTTCGTCCACTCGTAGAAGCCGTCCGCCGGCACAAGGCAGCGCTTGGACTTCCAGGCGTCCTTGAAGGCGCCGGACGTGTCGGCCGTCTCTGAGCGGGCGTTGAACATAGCCGCCTTCGGCATCTCTTTCGCCCACCACGGGACGAGCCACCACCGACCCTCGCGCAGCTTGTGGTTCCCGCTCTCGCCGGCCGTGACGAACGGTACGTCGTCGGTCGGGGCGATGTTGTACTGCGGCGCGTCGTTGCGCTGCGTCTCCTGCGGCGTCGTCAGGCGGTAGAGGCGGTGTATCTCCGCCCACGTCAGGTATCGGGTGAACCGGCCGCACATCAGGCGGTGCCCTCCTTCTTGACGATCCGCAGCGCCGGCCGGCTAGCGACATCTCCTTCGATCTCACCTATCGCCGCCAGTGCGGTCGTCAGGGTCTCGATAGTCGCGTCTTCGGGTGTGAGGCTGCGCGCCTTGGCTCGGCGCTGGATAGCCAGCGAGAGGACAGTCGGAAGGTCGAGGGTGAGCTTCATCGGTTGATCATGCCCGCGCCGCAAGGCTGGACGCAATAGTTCGCGATCCCAGCCTCCAGCAGTTCGCCTACAAGTCTGTCGATCGGCATGTTGGTCGCCTTCTCGATGTCACGAATGGTCAACACGATCGCCTCGGGCAGCGCCATAGTCATCCGCAGGCGACCCAGATAATCGGGCGCTTGATAGCATCCTTGGACCCATGCCCCGCGCCGCACCTCGTAGTTACGCTCGGGGTTTCGCCGGCAAATCTCCCTGAAGGCAGCATTGGCCACGAGATCATTGCGCGCCCACGCTGCCGTCTCGATGATGTCTCCACGGTGGCCGAGTTCATAGATGCATGCGCCTTCCTTGAACATGTCGATGTCGCGTTCGGTCATGGCAATAGGCTCCTATGGCGCGGCAGGCATCGCGCAGCAGAGTGATCAGGGATTGCTAGACCGACGCAGCGCGCCGGATCGTTCCTATAATGTTCTCGGGGGGGGGGAGGACTGTCAAGCGGGAGAGGATTAATTTCTTATCCGATGACTCTGGCGCTGGCGGTTTCCGCACTTCAGCAATCTGACCCTCGGCCTCGATCACAACCGTCGCGCAGCTCAACACCCCTGGAGGTGGAGCCGGCGGAAGTGCGATCGAGGCCGAGGAAAAGGCCGGGCTAGTGATTAGCGCCGGCCTGGTTGCCTCATCCTGCGCGTACATCCGGCGTCAGGCGAAGCGTATGCTCCCAATCTAGGTACGAAATAAATTAAAGCAAGAGGCTAGCGGCTCAGCCCGGTTCCCTCCGAAAGACTGGTGCGAGAATTTCTCGTTCCTTTCCCGTCCTGCGCACTTCCTCCATTCCGAAACTTCCTTCCGGTGCGTGCGCTATGCCTCCGCCTTCTTCCGTCCGCGTTTCGGCGCGAGCTTAGGCTTGCGACCGAGCCCCATCGACTTCGCCAGCTCTGAGCGAGCCGCCGCGTAGTTCGGCGCCACCATCGGATAATTTGCGGGTAGCCCCCACTTCTCGCGGTACGCCTCGGGCGTGAGACCGCGAACACCGAGGTGCCGCTTAAGCGTCTTGTATTTTTGCCCGTCCTCGAGCGAGATGATGAAGTCGGGATGGACGGAGCGCTTCGGATTGACCGCGGGCGCGGGAGTTGACGCCTCCACCGTCTGCGGCTGTCCCAAAGCAGCTACCGAGCCGCTGACGTTGGCGATCAGGTTCGGGAGGTCGGCCGCCTGAACCGGATTATTGCTGACGTAGGCGGAAACGATGTCGGCGGTGAGCTCGGCAAGACGATTGTCGGGCAATATTTTGATCTCCGTTGAATGCGAGGGACTTAGCTCCATCCATGGCGATGAGCAACCGCAGGCATACTACTGAGCTTTCGGGATAACCGGGGCAGCCATATGATATGCGATACCGCTTGCCGAGATTGCCGACCAGCAATTCATGAAGAACGCCCCACCCATCTTTTCAGTTTTTATCGAGTGGACAGCGTTAAAACCTTTGGAAAATGCGGCTCCCTTCATCAATGCTATAGCGGCCTCCGCAGATGGCGCGGGATCCCACACGACGTTCTTGCAGGATGTGCCGAATACGCGCTGCCCACCAGCACCCACGGCGGGGCCTGTTTCAGTTACAGTAATCGGCGCATTGTCGACTACTTGAACATGGCCACCGCCCATCAGGGGCGCGTCACTGTTGGGTGCAATTGATCCACATCCGGCAAGTGGAATAGCAACCGAAAGCGCTATAATTCTGTGCTTCATAGTGAGCCCGTTGAATACGCCACGACCTAGCGGATTTGCTCAATATTACAGCAACCGGATTGAATTGTCGCGTAGATTGACAGGCCGGTCTACTTCCTACGCGCGCCATACTCCGCCGCCTTCTTCGCGCGGTATTCTGCAATTGCTTCCTGGCGCTCGGGACTCTCGTGACTAAAGTCCCGTTCGACGAACTCCACGCCGTCGATGCGCAAGCGCTCTTCCTTGTCGATCCGATTTTCGATGCGCCTGCCTAGCCATACCTTCTCCTCGCCGTCCGGCTTCATCATCGCGAAGCCAGCAGTGATGCCAAAGTAGTCCTCGTAAAACTTGCGAACCAACGGCACGGCGCGCCCCATATGCAGTGGATCCTCGGCGGGGAAACCACTTCGTTCCAATGTCGGCAAGACGGCCGTTATCCAGTAACTTGCCTTGGCCTTGCCGACGATCGCAATGGCAATCTCTTGGTCGGTCGCAAATAGCGGCAAGGCGTCCAGCGCGGCGTTCGTGACGGTTTTTGGTTCTCTGACGTCATACATTGTGCAGCTTGACGCCGGTGCCGTTTATGAACTCAATGCCTGCCGCCTCGAGGGCAGCACGTATTTTATCGACACTGCTGACGCGAGCGTCCTGTCCGTCCTCGAATCTGTTGATCGTGTTCACTCCAACACCGGCCTTTTCGGCTAGGTCGGCGGTACTCCACTTGAGCGCTGCGCGGGCCATTCGACATTGAATTGCTCTCATATGGGCGATTTATCACCAAAAGCGGTTGACTTCAAATCGGCGATAGGATTACCGTTAATGGTGTAATTATCACCACATACGGAGTCACCCAGCATGAACGCCCATACCCCGCCGCCCGCCACCCGCGCTTTCATAGACATTGAAAATTTAATCGACGACGCCCACGGCGAATTGCAGATCGTCGATTACCTGATCGAGGTGGGCCAAAACGACCTCGCCTACCGGGCGACGAGCGCAGTATTCGATAAGCTGCGCAAAATGCGCGGCGTCGTTGCTGCGGCTCGCGGCGAGGAGGTTGAGATATGAACGCGCACGCCACCCCGGAACCCGCAGCGCCGCTCGACGTCGCCGACCTCGAAGACCTTGTTTGCCGAGTCCATTGGATGGCGCTGATCGCATGGGATGCACTGATGAATTATCGCGGGCACTCGGCCCCTTGACGCACCCCCGACAATTTCCGCTGGATCGTATTGACCACACCGACCGTCCGGCACGCCATGGCGGGCGGTAGCACCGTCCGGCCACAGCGTCGACGTAATCCAGCCGGCAAGCGCCGGACGGTGCACTTTCAGCAGGAGGAGCAGTGAAGGATCTCTTTTCATACTCATCGTTGGACGCGGACGCATCAGCAATCCTTCATCGATGCGCAGTTGGCATCCGCAGGCGATTGAAGCGGACGGCGGCCGACATGATCGAGACTGGCCGCGACCTCGTGAAGGCACGGCAAGCAGTCAAACTCGCCATCTTTGCCGAATGGTGCGAGTCCGAGTGCGGCATCAGCGTCAGGCTGGCCCAGCTTTTCATCCGATCGGCCGAAGTTTTCGGCGATCGGTGCGAAATTATTTCGCAGACTTCGCCCACGAACCTGATGAAGCTCGCCGCGCTGTCTGTTCCGGAAGATGTTCGCGAGCGACTGGTGGAGCGCATCGCTGCGGGTGAGAAGTTGAAGACGTCCACGATTGCCGCAGAGGTTCGATCAGCGCGTCAGAAAGTCGAAAAACCTGAGACGGAATGGGATACCGCAACAGAAGTTAAAGCGGCGATGAGGGCCGCACGGCGAAAGGCGACAAAGCCCATTCAACCCAATGAAGATGACGAGCTTGTCCTGTCGGATTTTTTCGCTGCATGGGGCGTTCTGCCGGAACGGTTGAGGCTTGGCGCACTGCGCGAGATCGGCGCCGAGACTTACATCATGGCGATGATGGAGGGGCCGCGATGAAGCGCGACGTGAACATGAATTATGGCGAGTACGAACCGGATCACTTCGCCATTTTCGAGAAACTGCCCGCCATTGTCAGGCGCGCATTGGCTGACGCGGATTACAACTGGCAGACCGGGTGGGTGCACAATATCTACACGATTACGGGATCCGCGGCTGAGACTATAGCGGCGATTCGTCGGGCCGACGTTAGCGGCCACAAAGACGTCGCAAAGAAGGAGCGGCGAATCGTCTTCGGGCATCGCTCGCGCCCCATCCACTCGATGGCCGCCTGAATGCGAGCCGCCGATAACGATAATCGCCGCGGTGTCCTGCCGATGGGCGTGCCGCCGCGCGGCATGAGTCGCGAGCAAGCAGCACAATACGTTGGTGTCTCGCCGACAAAATGGGACGGGCTGGTTGCGGAAGGTTCGATGCCGCAACCGAAGCTGATCGGCGCTCGCGTCGTATGGGATTTGCGAAAGATCGATCTGGCTTTCGATGACCTGCCCGACCGGCAGGCGGTGAACGAATGGGACGACGCAGGGGACTGCTTTGGCGAGGTTTCGACTTCTCGACGGCACCGGCGAGATTGAACTTAAGCGCACGGTGGAAGATGTCGACCGGCACGGCAACGTGCGAGTTTATGTCCGTGTGCCCAGCGGAAAGAAGATTCGCCTGCGCGAACCTGTAGGCTCTCAAGCCTTCATTGAGGAGCACAAGGCGGCGCTGCTTGGAAAGCCAAAACAGGTTGCCAATGTCGTCACGGCTGGCAAGGGCACCATCCGCTGGCTGGCGCAGCAGTATTATACCAGTGCCGAGTTCAAGAAGATGGATGCGCGGACGCAGCGCGTTCGTCGCCTGATCCTTGAGAAGCTTTGCGGTAAGCATGGCAACAAGCGATATGCGGAACTAGAGCCGCGGCATATCCGACAGTGGCGCGATGCCCGCACGGACACTCCCGAAGCGGCGAACGGCATCATCAAGGCCTTGAGGCAGGTGTATACCTATGCCCTGAAGAATGACCTCGCCAGAACCAACCCAGCCGCGGCGGTCGAGTACCTGACCAGCAATAACCCGACTGGCTTCCACAGCTGGACGCTGGCTGAAGTTGAAAAATTTGAGGAGCGTCATCCGATCGGAACGATGGCGCGACTTGCGCTCGCGCTGATGCTCTACACCGCGCAGCGCCGTTCCGATGCCGTGCTGTTCGGCCCGGCCCAGGTCAATGACGGGTGGCTCTGCTTCACACAGCAGAAGAACAGAAATCGGAAACCGGTCTATCTGGAGATACCGATTCGCCCGGAGCTTCAGTCGATCATCGACGCCAGCCCTTGCGGCGAAGAAACCTTCCTCGTGACCGAGTTCCGCAGGCCATTCACGGCCAACGGATTTGGCAACTGGTTTCGAAAACGATGCGACGAGGCTGGCTTGCCGCACTGCACCGCTCACGGCCTTCGGAAAGCTGCCGCAGCGCGTCTCGCGGACCTTGGTGCCAGTGAGCATGAGATCATGGCCATCACCGGCCATCAGACTTCAAAAGAGGTTGGCCGATACACCAAGGCTGCCCGTCAACGCCATCTGGCGAAGCAGGCGTTCGAGCGCACCGCAGAGCCGATAATTGTCCCACTTTCTGCCAAAGAGGAAAAAAGTGGGACACCTTTTTCACCTAAGATATTGAAAAGAAAGCAGAAAATAAGAGCCTTGGTGCCCAGGGGTGGAATCGAACCACCGACACTACGATTTTCAGTCGTATGCTCTACCAACTGAGCTACCTGGGCATCTGTCCGGGGCATGACGGACACGTCCGTCCACCGCCCGAAGGGCGGTGTTGGCCCCGCCGAAAGCGCGTGGGTTATAGCATGCAATTGCCGCCTGTCCAGCGCTCGCGGCGATGAAAAATCGCCGCCGATTCCGATTGTCGCGGAGGCTCTCCGGACCGGCGGCCCGGGCTCGTGGCGAGGCCGCCGCGCCTTACTCCCGCTCGGGCGGCGGGGCGTCGTCGGAGCCGCTTTCCTCTTCCGCGCCCGGCAGCACGTAGCTGCCCGAGAGCCAGCGGTTCAGGTCGATGTTCTTGCAGCGCTCGGAGCAGAACGGATAGGTCTCGCGCGCCGACGGCTTGCCGCATTCGGGGCAGGGGCG